TCAGTCTCCCTCCATTACCCCATAAATACGAAACGCCTCTAGCTATTTCTAACTAGAAGCGTCTCAATCAACAATCGCCTGTACATCAAAAGACATACACGATTTAATGGAGTTAATTGCATTTCTGCAACCCACTACCTCAACTCTATACTTCTTTTTGAGCCTTTTTACAAGTTCACGCAAAGATGCGTATTGCTCTATTGTGAAGTTAGTGTCAAGATTTGCACCATCTTCCGACAAGCCTCCTATAAGACCTATCGCAATGGAATTCTGGTTTGTAATTAAAGGTTGGTTAATAGGTAAGATAGCACCAGACATTTCTATGTCTCTGCCTTCTTCTATTGTTCCATCTCTTTTAATTATAAAGTGAAACGCACAATGAAAGAAACCTTCTTTTCTATGTTTTAAAGTTATATCCTTTGCATTTAAGTTTTCACTAGGTTTTGTTTTAGTTGAATGAACAACTATAAAATCTGTTCTTGTTCTGTAATTATTATTCATTTAGCCACTCCAAAGGAATATGTTTGTCAGCATATTTAAAATTATATTTTTCACACCACATAGCGTAAGTCGTTGAAGATTTTTTTGATATTCTGCTTCGTGAATTACTAAAGACAAATCTAATGTCTTTCTCTGGGTGTTGTTCTTTGACAAGACGCATTTTTTGTCTGTCTGCTGATGTAAACAATCCTTTAGTTTCTATAAAAATGTTTTGTTCTTCTAGGTAAAAGTCTGGGGTATAAGTGTGAGCTTTCTGTGGTTTGGTATATTCCAATTTAACCTTCTCGTACTTATACTTTACACTATTAGCGTCTAACTCTTGTGAGATTGCTATTTCTAGCCCAGACCTAAAACCATATTTAAGTCCTACTTGATTAGAAGTCTGTGTTGGTCGCTTGTACTTCATTTTCAAATGTTTTGTCTATTTCAGGAGCAACATAGCCATCTTTGATTTCTTCAAAGCCATGATTTTTTGCACCTGAACCTGAACCTTCAACCAACTTACTAATTTGTACCGCTTTTAATCTTAACGATACTCCTGCACCTGCCATTGCAGTGTAATAAGGTATCATGTCTGCTGATACTTTCATTTCACTACCTGACCAGATTTGTTCTTTCATTGGTATACCTTTGCTATCAAAAACTGGTATCTTGATGTCTATTACGTCACCAGACTTCATCATAATTTTTGCTTTAGCTTTGAATTTAAAGATTATGTTGCCTGTTGGTTTCCCATCAGCATACTCTTCTTCAAAAGGCATGTTTGCAGTTTTAGGTTCTTTACCTTTAGATTTTTCTTTTGCCATTTCTAAAGATACTTTCATCTCGTCTTTAATAGACTTGATAAGTGGCTGTGCGGCTGACCCTTTGATAATTAGGTTAGTCTTAAAGTGACCACCATTTTCTTTATCAAATTTAGTATCAGGCGTATTAAGCCAACAATACTGTGATACACCTATTGGTGTCACTATCTTGTTATACGTTTGTTTACTCATATTTTCCTTATTGTTATGTTCTCTTTGTTTTCTCCATGTTGATATTCTAATAGGGAGACATTGGTGCATACTATCCACATGTGCATACTATTAGGCAAAGAAAAACTTGGATTGATGTAGTAAATCTAACTCCAATTCACCAGTTTCAGGTGTAGCAGGTAATTTAGATTTAGCTTCTTCAGGCAATAGTAGAGCCACATCTTCCCTAAACTTTGTAAACAAGTCTTTAGAAAATGTTTCTACAAATGCCTCTCTTATACTTTGGTTAAGCATATCTATGTCACAAGCATGGGTCGCAAAACTATCATGCACATTGCAAAAAGAATGAACGCCTTTTTGTTTTGCAATATTTACAGTTTTAATCATACATGCACTATCTAAACTATGGACATAGTTAGCCGCCGCCGCATTTCTTTGTTTTAGTTTATCAGTTTCAGAAGTTTCCGTTCTGATAACTGGCTGTATTACTTCACCCATTAAATGAGAACGTACTTTTTTACTTTTCATTTCTGGGTAATATTGAAACACAGGAAAGCCAACAGGTGTCACCCAATGCAACGGCGTTCCTTCTTTAGCTACAACTCTAGCAATGTTTTGTAAGTAATCCATTCCTACTCTAGCTGATTTTAAGTTCTCACCTATACTTGCCCAAATAATTTTAGACAGATATGTTGCAGGTTTAAACATGTCATCAAAAGGGTGCATTTCTCCTTTGTCTTTTCTTTTAGTTATATCTTCTACTACAAAGTCCGTACAAGAATATCTAGTTGACCCATAACAAATTGTCATAATAGGTCTTTTACATGTTGAACGCTTAACACCAAAGTCTAACCATTTTTGTGCCAACGTGTCCCCTTCACTAGCTTTTATTTTTAAAGTTTTATTAACTTCATTAGCTACTAATTGGTATATATCTTGCGGTATATCACTAGGTAAACAATTTACTAATTTACCTGCAACCTTATCTTTAAGTAATAAAGAATAGATTTGTAAGCCATTACAAGAACCATCTACATTAACAGGTATAAAAGAAACAAAACCATCACCAGTTTCATTGTATCTTTTCCATTCATCACAAAATGCAAGAAATTGAAAAGGGTTATCTGCGTCTTCCCATTGTCTATTACTAATAGGGTCTTCAGCACATTCTTTAATCCAATTAAGGTTATCATAAGACCATTTTTCTCTGTCTTCTAATGACACTTTATCATTACCCCACATGTTCGCACCATGTACGGATAGCCAAAACACTCCTCTGTTTTCTTTTGTAATAGCTTTACCTACCGCAAAATTTAACAAGGCTTTAGCACCATTAATAGATTGATAGTTAAGAAACGCAGGTACACAATAGGCTCTACCTCTAAAGTCTAATTGTAATGGAAAGAATAAAGTAGCATAATCTTTAAACTTCTGTGCCAACCATATAATTTTAGCATATAAAAGTCTTTTAGATACCATTCGGTTATTCTCTGTGTGGACAATAACACTTTCTTTCTTCCATTTTTTAAGTGCCTCTTTATTAGTCTCAATATCGTGAGGCTTATTAGGCACATCAAGGTTTTTAATAGGTGGCATACCACCAATAGATAGTCCTTTATCCCACGCATTTTGCATAACCTCTAATATAAACTTATTGATTTTATAAGAGGTACTTTGCATTAGATTTATTGCGTCTGTGACTTCAGGCATAGCAAAGGCTTCTAATTCTTTGGTAAATTTCTTACCTTTTTGCTTCACTAAATCTAACTCTGGCATTTCTTCCGACCAATAGCCATGTCCAACTACCTTACCATTTTCAACAGATTTTGGAGGCATAACCATGCAGAGATACTCTGGGTTAAGCAGTTCATTAAACTGATTTCTGTTGTTAATCCACGTTCTTGTTTTTTCTGTTTGTTTAATAACTTTTACAGTTTTATGTTTATGCTGTTCAGTCACTATNTCAATCAGTCCTGTGCTTTCAATCAGTAAACTAATTAATTGCATTCCAACGTGTAATTTTTCAGTAGTAGACCATTCTTCCCAAATAGCCACGTTGTCTCTTTTAGATTGTTCTCTGTATTTTCTTCTTTTGTAATTGTAATTCCAAGACCTTTTGTCTAGGTCTCTTTTTACAGTTTCATATAGTTCAGGGTTTAAAGACTTAAAGTTTTTTAAACTTATTTCAGTCTCTATTTTACCACCTAATGATATAGAAGTTGCAGTTAGATTTTTAGTATTAGTAATAGTATTGATTACATGTTTGGCTGTAATCAAAGCTATAATCTTTGGGTCTACAAGTATTAGTTTTTGGAGAGCAATGGGTGGTCTAGTTTTTGACGCTTCAGATTGTTCTACCCATTCTGCAATGGACATTGCAAGAGGACGTATAGTATTTGCTACAATTACTTTTCCGTAGGACGTGACACTTTCTTCTTCACGTTCTATGTGACTGCGTAGCCTTTTATTAGTTCGGAGTTTACCAAGTTCCAAACTATCTTTTTCATTCAGGTGTTGGTCTTTGTAGGTAGGCATTATTTCAAGTATTTTCATGTATTCTCCAGTTGATTGTTTATATGCAACTACGGATAGACCTATTAATTAGGTTTTATCCTTTGCTTATTTATTTTTATTCAGGTAGAGAATAATTGAGTGTTTACTTAACAAATAAAAGATTTAACTATGTATTGATGGGTAAGACAACAGGATTGCAAATCCTATTGTATCTATGCACACATAAATACGTCTCTTTTACTTGTATTCTTAATAAACATTAATCAACTATCCTCTACTGCTTTTATTCCTTAACTAGCTTTATTAAACTCGTTAAGTACATTTACTGCGTCTCTTAAATTATTAGGTATTAAATGTGAGTACCTACTAATCATCTTCCATGACTTATGACCTAACATCTGACCAATAAAGTGAAGTTCAACTTTACCTGATTGAGCCATTCGTGTTGCACAAGTGTGTCGTAAACAATGAATGACAAACTCTTTGTCGTCTTCAAGGTTCATTGCTTTTCTTAATCGTCTCCAAGTATTCTCACAAGTCCAATATTTTAAATGTGAAAACACAAGGTCGTTTCTTCCTACCGCTTTGTCCAATAGTTTGACAACGATATTTTTGGCACGTTCTGTCAGTGGTACACCTCTGGGCATATTGTTTTTAGTCACCTCTTTAGGTAAGTTAACAACATAATGTCCATTGTTATTGTGTATCATCAGCTTCTTAATAGATAACGCTTCGCCAAGTCTTATCCCTGTGTCCATTAGAAAAAGGTAAAATTCTAAATAGTCAACTTTATTCCATTCAGTTAACAATTTAATAATTTCTTGTTCTTCTATTGGTTCAAGGTATCGTTCTCTTCCATTGCCACTTTCGTCTTGCCAACTAATATGAGGCATTCTATCTAAATGATAAATAGATTGTCTCTGGTTAGCATAACGCAACATCTTACTGATTGAGGACATATAACGATTGATAGTAGCAGGAGCAAAACCCCTGTCTTCTAACGTGTCCACAATGTTTTCAATGTGGTTATCGTTTACCTCTGTCACAAGCATACCACGCCCTAACATTGTTATTATGTTATCGGCTCGTTTTGATTGCAACTTTTCCCAACCTTTAAGTGTTAATTTGCGGTGTATCTCTGTCAACAACTTTACATTTTTTGTATGTTGCATGTATACCGCCTTTCATTGTTATTTGACCCATTCCAAAAGAGTGTTGTAAACTCTTTTTCCCTTTGCTGTAAGACGCACTAATTTTCTACGTCTTTCCATTGGGTCTTCAAAGTTTTCTAATAGACCAATGCCAGTCTTTCTGTGTCTGTTCACGTCAGCTAATTTATAACAGTTTCGTGACACACTTGACTGGGCAATGTCTAACTCTTCCGATATTGACTGCATAGCTACGCCGTCTTTACCGCCTTTGTTAGCCACATAGAAAAAAACAGATATTGCCTGTGCTTCTAGTTGGCTATCAAACTTTCGCATTTCCTCTATTATTTTTAATAGATTGTCTTTCATCTTTCTTATCCTTTATTAGCTATCTAACAAATGGAAAAACCTTCTCCATTCGTTTGGTATAGTTAAAA